AAAAGAAGCCTACTAAAAAGCAGTTAGAACTGGCGCAAAATCTCTTAAAAAAGAAGCCTGCTGCTAAGAAGAAGCCTCAGAAGAAAAGGGTCTACTAATGGTACAGAAAAGAATACCCGTTGAAGACGAAGGCACCAATAAAGCGTGGCATCCCAAAAAAGTACCAAGTAAAGCTGATTTTCTTAGTAATAGAAAAGCTGTAGCAGGCCAAGACTATCCAGCCTCATGGGGGCCAAGCTTACCTGATCGCATAAAGGCTGGGGTAACGGCTGGGGTAAATAAAGTAAAAGGCGCTTTAACAAAACCCAAACCAAAAGCGAAGGCGAAACCAAAAGCGAAGGCGAAACCAAAGGCGAAGACTACTGCTAAAAAGAAGCCTGCTGCTAAAAAGAAGCCTGCGGCTAAGAAAGCGCGCTTGCGGTTAATGAAGAGGAAGTCTTAGTAATGGCAGGACCACTAATACCATTAGGCGTTGCAGCAGCTGCAAGATACTTAGCTAAGAATGGCGCTAAAAAAGCTATTCAAAAGTACGGCAAAACTGTCGTAAGTAAAGCTACGCAATACGGTAAAAGGAAAGTAAGCGACGAAGTGAAATCTGCGGGCGAGCGAGCCGTTGAATCCACAGCAGTTGTCGCAGCGCGTGAGCAAGAAATGTTCGGCATGACAAAGCTTGGAGGGGAGCACACTAAAACCTCACGGACTCGTGGAGAGGAGGCTAGGAAAAAAGTAAAAGCCCTAGCTAAACCAAAGCCGAAGCCGAAGCCTAAACCAAAGCCTAAACCAAAGCCGAAGCCTAAACCAAAGCCGAAGCCTAAACCAAAGAGGCGCACATGAAGTTAATTTTACTAGTAATGATGTTGGCACTTGCTAGCTGTTCCTCGATCCCGCAATGCGGTCAGAAGTCGATCTCGATTCAGCTGCCTTCAGCAGTGCCGTTTTTCGGGAATGAACCATTCGAGATTAAGCGTCAGAACGACCATGTGAGCTGCGACGAAACGGATGACTAATCACCTCGACTGCGCGCTGTTATCAGCCCATGTGTATAAAGAGTGGGACCACGTTACTGCTGGAATGGAGGTGCTGTTCTCTGAAGATAAGAAGACAGTTGCGTTTGCGGGCACCGATATCAAGCAGCCCAAAGACGTATTCAGGGATTTGCGTATATTTCCGATGTGGGCACCATCTTTAGGGTTCTGCCCAGCGGGATTCCTGAAAGCGAGCCGCCGGTTGGGGTACGTGGTCCTCGATCACATGGCCGATAACGACTTAGATTCAGTGACATTGACCGGACATAGCCTGGGGGGTGCTTGCGCTCTCATAACAGCGGCTCTTATTCAGCGAGAAACAGACGGCGACAAGAAAATCGATCAGGTTGTCACGTTCGGCGCACCGCGAGTCGGGAAGCTGAAGGCGTTAAACCGTCCGGTAACCATGTACCGATTTCAAAATGACATTGTTCCGATGATCCCGCCCTTAATGGGTAGGCCCAGCACACTTTTACCGCTTGGAAAACGTGACACCAAGGGTGATTGGATTTCAGACCACTCCATCATGAATTATATCAATGCACTGAGGGGCCGATAATGCTCTACACCTATAAGGTATCGCGGGTTCACTCCGTTTATGACGGTGACACCTGCACATTAGACATAGACCTCGGTCTAAACATCATTATCCGTAAAGAGAAGGTGCGGTTGTACGGAATTAATACGCCAGAGCTGCGCGGAGTAGACGAAGAAACTAAAGCGGAAGGTCTTGCCGCGCGTGATTGGCTGCAAGACCAGCTAGATGGCGCAGATGAGATCTTAATCCGCACCCATAAAGACAAATCGGGGAAATATGGCAGATTATTGGGTGAGTTATTGGCTGACGGCATCAACCTCAACGAGACGCTAGTCGAATTAGGTATGGCAAATGTCTACGGAAAATAAATGACAGAGGTCGTCAAGATCGAGTGCGTTAGGTGCAAGAATTCGCACCCCGAAACGCTATACGCGGGCCTCGACCGACTGTGCGTGTATTGCAAAGCGGATATCGCAGAGCAGGAGCCACTACCTACGGCTGCTGAACCAGAAGAAGCGAGGCAAGAATCAGTAGAAGAGAAAGCGCGCGCGGAACTCGCTCTGCGTTTCTTAACTCGGAAGCGATTATTACCGTTTGTAGAAAGATTCAACCACGAATACCAAGCGGGTTGGGTCCACAAAGATATTTGTAAACGACTGGAGGAATTTAGTAGAGATGTCACTGAAAAAAAGAGTCCTAGACTTATGCTCTTCATGCCGCCCCGACATGGTAAAAGCACGCTTGCAAGCGTTGCGTTTCCGGCTTGGCATCTGGGTAGAAACCCAGAGCATGAATTTATCTCTTGTTCTTATTCGGGTTCGCTTGCGATGGCGTTCTCTCGAAAAGTTCGTGGCCTCTTGCGTGAAGACGGCTACAAGTCTGCCTTCAAAACTCGTCTCGACCCTCAAAGCCAGAGTGCAGAAGCTTGGCTTACGACAACGGGTGGAGGCTACGTGGCAGCGGGCGTTGGTGGTGGTATCACGGGCAAAGGCGCGCATATTCTCGTCATAGATGACCCAGTTAAAAACAGAGATGACGCAGAATCTTCAAACGCCCGCGAAAGCACATGGGACTGGTATACGTCCACAGCCTATACGCGACTCGCTCCAGGTGGCGGGGTTCTGGTTATTCTTACTCGTTGGCATGACGATGATCTGGCGGGAAGACTCCTCAAAGCAGCAGCCGATAACGGTGAGCAATGGGAAGTTGTTAACTACCCAGCACGGGCAGAAGTCGATGAAGAGTTCCGAAAGACTGGCGATGCTCTCCATGCAGAGCGTTACGACGAAGAAGCCCTAGCACGAATCGAGAAAGCAGTTGGCCCACGAGATTGGTCAGCCTTGTACCAACAAAACCCTGTTGCGGATGACGGCGATTACTTTACGCGCGACATGATTAATTACTACAACCGTGAAGACGTTGATCACGACCGCATGAAGTTCTATTGCGCGTGGGACTTGGCGATTGGTAAGAACGATAGGAACGATTACACCGTGGGTATTGTCGTCGGCGTTGACGAGCATGACTGTATGTTTGTCGTCGATATGGTTCGCGGGAGGTTCGATGGTTTCGAGCTAGTCGAGCAGATACTTGATCTATATGAAGTGTGGAAGCCCTCGATCATAGGCATTGAGAAAGGCCACATTGAGATGGCGCTTGGCCCATTCCTAGAGAAGCGGGTGCGAGAGCGTGGACTGTACGAAGCGTACTTCAAAGATTTGAAAACTGGTCGCAGAGATAAGGAAGCGCGAGCCAGAGCAATCCAAGGCCGGATGCAGCAGGGAATGGTATTCCTACCGAAAGAAGAAAACTTTACTGGTCCCCTAGTCGCAGAGTTATTGCGTTTCCCAAATGGGACTCACGATGACCAAGTGGATGCGATTGCTTGGATTGGTTTGATGATGACCGAATTCAGTACCTTTGTAGAGAAGGTTGAGCACGTTCCATCTTGGCGAGACAGGTTACCAACACTGATGAAAAGTGATCGGTCCAAATCAGCTATGAGCGCATGATATGAAAGAACAAAAGATTTCCCCCGACAAGGAAGAAGAGATCACACGCAGCCAGTGGGCAAGGTATGAACGTGCTCGCGATAACGGCCATCTGGAATATGTTTACATGGCCCAGAAGTGTGATGAGTACTACCAAGGCCAGCAGTGGGACGCAGACGACCAGTCTGCCTTAGAAGCAGAAGGTCGCCCTGCGCTTACTATTAATACGATCTTGCCTACTGTTAATACTATTCTTGGTGAGCAGTCTACGCGAAGAGCTGATATCCAGTTCAAACCACGGCGTGGCGGTGAAGAGGATGTAGCTCATACGCTTACGAAGCTGTATATGCAGATTGCTGATAACAATAAGCTCGACTGGGTTGAGCAGCAGGTGTTTTCTGACGGCTTGATCATGGATGGCCGTGGTTACTTCGATGTGCGTATGGACTTCAGCGATCACGTTGAAGGGGAAATACGGATCACGGCAAAAGATCCACTAGACATCCTTATCGATCCAGACGCAAAAGATTCCGACCCGAAGACTTGGAATGAAGTATTCGAGACGAGGTGGATGACGCTTGATGAGATTGAGGAGCTTTACGGCAAGAAGAAAGCAGAGCGGCTCCTATTTATTGCAGAGAACGGGATGAGCTATGGCGCTGATTCTGTCGAGTACCAAGAGTCGCGTTTTGGTGACACAGGCAATGGTGGCGATCACTTTGGCGCGGGAGTCCCAGGAGATGACGAGTATAGAAACGTAAAATCACTTCGTGTTGTCGAGCGCCAGCATAAAAAACTAGCCCGCACGATGTTCTTTGTCGATCCTGATACAGGAGATCAAAGAAAATGCCCCGAAGCGTGGAAAGAAAATAAGTGTAAGAAGTTTGCGAAAGAGTACAACTTAACGCTGATTAGTAAAGTGATCCGAAAAATCAGATGGACAGTCACTTGTGACA